GTTCGGCTCTGCGAAGGTGTCAAGTCGATGATTTGGGACCGTCGTAACCTGTAATCAGCTTCGCTGATCGCAGCGGGAACTTCCTTCCTGTGAAGCAATTCACGGGAAGGAGGTTCACGAAGCGATTTGCTTCATCCCTTCACGCCATTCTGGTGTGAAGGAACACATAGGAGAAGACCTTGCCCGACGAAATTGAATGCGAAAAGTGCTTTCAGCTCGATCTCGACATTTACACGGAGATCTGCTGTGGCTGTGGCGACTGTGCCAGTAACGCCGAACATGCGGCATCGAAGATTGATGCGTGCCCCTGTGAAGCATCCAGTCCCGACTGGGAAGCTGACTGGCTTGCAGAGCACCGTGATTGTGCCGAAGACTCCGATTGCGGCTGTAAAGGCTTCATGAGCAGGGACTGAGCGAGTGGCAGCGTGATCCTGCAGGGCCTGAGTGGCTCTGCGGGATCCCGAAGCAGCTTGCTTCATGGTTACCGTGCCGCATTATGCATACGGTAACGATTTGACGGCTCGGCAGTTTCCGTAGTATGGTGATTGCCGTCGCCGATTCAACTCGGACCAACCACACATAACAGGAGGTGGCCAATGGCTACTAGCTCCACAGTTTCCCCCGTCAGTACGGCTGTGATGCCGAAGACCGTCGTAGACGCCGAAGCAGTGTTCTTCGACTGGGACTACGATTTCCCCCGCATGAAGTCTTCACAGGACGCCATCTGGGACGGAGATTGCTTCTACGACGAAGTCGTCTGCGAGAATCCCTTCTAGGGCCGTCGCGGTATCACAGGAACCAACCACACACATAGGAGGTCACCATGACAGGTGGCAGAGATTCAGCTACTACGAAGTTCCTTCGTAACAGGGACCGAAACAACGACGGCCAATGCACCCACTGCCGCCCCAACAGGGGCTGCTGTGACGATAACAAGCGTGACGGCAAATGGATCTCCGATGGAGATCGTGCAGTGTTTCGACCGTCGAAAGACAAGCGTCGCAAGTGATTGCAGCGGGAAGCCTTCACACGGCAATCGTGTGAGGGTTTCACGAAGCACTCAGCTTCAACGGGCTGCCCGCCAACTAGGCACCCGTACATAGCGACTCTTACCTACGGTGGGCCAGCCGATTTGACTGGTTGGCTTGCCGTGGTGTAAGGTACGGCAGAAATTCGAAACCCCGAGACGCCGACCAAGGCATCTCGACATACACACAATGGCTTCACAGGAGGCTCACATATGAAAGCTGCAACATTCCAACTATCGATGATCCGAACTTTGTTCGTCTTCATCAGTACCACTCTTGGTGGCGGCAAAGCGCCGTACCTCTTCACACCTCAGCATGCCAGCACCAAGCTGAACCACAACCGAGATGTGACCGACGATTTCGAGCAGATCGTTTGTTACATGTTGCCTCACACCCTAGCCAAGCGGCTCTATGAGCTGCTGTGGACGGGGCCTACGATGTCGGTCAAGTTTCGGAACGTTTGCCGCTCTTCAACCAGAGGTTGCAGGGCAGCTTGCCTTCACACTTCGGGCCGTCTGGCCATGGCCGAAATAGCGAAGCTAGCCAGAACGGTGCTGTTCTCCATGACACACCTCACAGACGGCGACTACTCAGCCTTCTGGCGGCTCGCCGACGCCGAGATCACACGAAACAAGGCCCGTGTGGCAGCCAAGGGCAAGACGCTGGTCGTTCGTGTCAACGGAACGTCCGATGTCGAGATCCCTGGCTGGATCCTTCGGAAGCATCACGATGTGATCTTCTCGGATTACACGAAGCACGAGGATGTGAAGCTGAGCTGGTCCCTACGGCACCCCAACCAGTACCGAGTCTTTTCCGCCACGGAGAACACGCCGATATCACAGATCCGTACCCTGCTGGAAGCTGGCCACAACGTAGTTGTCCCGTTCGACATCGTCCCGAAGGGCGAGATGATCGCCGAGTGGCACGGCATGCCTGTCATCGACGGTGACAAGCACGACCTTCGGTTCCTCGACGAGCCTGGCAACATCGTCGGTCTTCGGTACAAGCTGCCCCGTGACCGTAGCGTCAACCATCACGGCTTCATACAGGAGACGGCAGTCTCCCTAGTTGCCTGACGTAGTCGACGGCGACGGCGACGGCATCGCCCTGTGTGGTGGTGCCGTCTCCGATGCTCTGCATCACTCACATATACAGAAAGAAGCACCATGACATACCTCAACATGCCTTCGGCATCCATCACCCACCTCACAGCCAAATGCACCCAGTGCGGCCACGAAGAAGGCTGCGGAGTGCCCACCGCTGCCTTCAAGGCATACAAGCGAGGCGGCTCAGTCCAGTCTCACTTCCCCGTAGGGGAATACACGGCCCAGAACCGTGAAGTGATCATGGACAACGTCCCCCGTCCCTTCCCGCACTTCCTGTGTGGCCCCTGCTGGGACGAGCTGTAGACGACTCTCACTCCGTCCCCTTCGGGGGGCGGGATGAGGGATGCTCTGCATCACACACCGAAGCACTCCGCTTCACATACATGAAAGGATCGACTATGTCGATCGGAACTGTCCCATCCACCCTCAACGGCCAACGTGTGGTCGCCGCGTTCCTGCAAGCTGCAGGGCAAGGCACCGTCCAAGTTTGGCATGGCATCGTCGATGCCCCGAACATGTGCCGAGGCACTCACAACCCTGCACGTCGCTTCGTGTTCTTCACAGATGCACGAATCGACGCCGACTCTTGGGGAAGCGGCTCCTACGACTTGTCGTGGGGCGAAGCCGTCGTGAAGTTCCAAGCCAAGCTTCACAGCCAGCGGCACGCCATGCAGTACAGCTTCGTTGCCGAAGGCTACAGCCTGAATGGCACCGTCGACGGCTTGGCAGCTCAGATGCTGAGTGAGTACGCCGTCAGCCACGGCGACAGGCTCGACTCACAGACTGTGCGGCTGGTGCAAGACGATCAGCCACACCCCGTCGACATCGTCGAAGGTGCAAACGCCTTCATCGCTGCCACAGAGATGGGCGAAGCGTCAACGGCCATGGTCCGTCGGCTCACACACAGCATGCACAAGTTCGGCTGCTTGTACGGCGAGACGGAAGCCGACGGCACCGAAGTCGTCTGCCACGGCTGTGAAGCGTACGACGTAGTCGTAGACCGCTGGTCGCTCTGAGTACAGCGGGATCCCTGCAGGCATCTGTCTGTGGGGATCACGAAGCACTCAGGCTTCACCTACACAGGAAGACACACACACATGACCACCCCGAAGACCATCCTTGAGTCCCGAATCCACATCCCCTTGGTCGATCTGCAAGCCGCTCTGCGGCACGACATGCGGGTCGCCACAGACGAGGGTTTCCCGAACGTCGCTGCCAGAGCCAAGGCCGTCCTGCTAGAGATCGACAAAGTCCTCGAAGCCCACGGCACCTTCGTCAGCGCATCCATCGTCATCGCCTCCGCTCAGGACGGTGAAGCGTGAGCCGCATCCACGATGCTGCCTTCGTTGCCGCACTGCTTGCTTTAGCAATCCTTGCAGCGACTCGGATCCCCTACGTTCTCGGCCCTGATGCCTGCTGGACATCCTGCACATAGGGGCTACTACACAGGGGCGTTTGTACAGGGCTGTGAGGGCTGCGTATAATGAGAACGCAGTTCTCCAGCCTTGCATTCGCGGCTCCCCTCAGGGAGCCGCTCATTAAGAAAGAACCTACAAAGTTGGCTGCTGTAGCAGCCACAGAAAGAGAGCAGATATGAGAACAGACATCGGAGCGTTCTGGGGGATCATGGTCATGATCCTGATCACAGGGAGCTGGGTGCTGAGCCTGTGTCACGAACGCATGAAGAAACGAGAAGCCGACGGCGAAGCCTTCGGCCATGTGCTGGAAGCTGCCATGCATGGCGGCTTCGTGCAGGGCCACAACTTCACAGACGCAGACATGATCACAGAGGCTCCGCTCCTACCCACGGAGTACCCCGAAGTCCCCAACTACTACGCCGACTGGGAGGTGAAGTCATGAACCATTCAGACCGATCACAGGCAGACAAGCACCAAGAACGTGTGGAGCGTGCCCGTGGCATCTGCGGACCGCTCGCCACCCGCATCATTGCGGAGGAGAGGGACGGCAACGAGCCTCGACTGTTCTAGGCCCTACGGGAATCCCCGATTTGACGAGCTGCCACCATCCGTGGTAGATTGATGGGGCAATCAACGCCGAGCAAGTCGTTCGGCAGACATAGGAGGTCGGCATGCCCGACACGAACACAGACACATCCACCATCACAGACACCGAGACAAGCGAGAAGCAGCGTTGGCGCTTCGTCGTCTATGGCTACGGCTTCTGGGGTAACGGCAACACCTACGACGAGGCTCTCGACAACGCCGAGAAGCACAACGGGTTCCGTCGCAAAGACGGTCACGTACTCGTTGCCTTCACTCGGGACGTTCAGGACGTGCAGTGCAGCGTCTTCGGGCTGACATGGAACTGGACATCCGATGGGGTCGGCGACTTCGTCGAGATCCCGATGAATAGCTGGAAGTGAGCGTGCAGGGCACAGGGCCACAGCGACTCTGTGCCTTGCACGAAGTCTTCCGACTTCACACATACGTACCTTGGAGGTACACATAATGAACATCGAAATTTGCAATGACGTCGACATTGACGCTGACGAGCTGGTCGAAGAGGCCCGTAGCTCGATCGAGTCGATGATCGAGGACGTGCTGGACACCCGAGACGAGGATGCGTCAGAGCTGAGTGCTCATGACATCCGCAACCTGATCGCCGAGGCACAGGCTGCGACCCTGCAGAGCGCAGCGTTCCGCCATGCCGTCAGGGAGGCAGTCAAGGTGATGATCGACAGCGGCTTCCTCGTACTCAAGGGGAACGTCGCCATGTACACCGCCCCGTCCGATCTGGCCTGATGGCAGCGTCCACCCTGCAGGGCACACACGCTCTGCGGGGTGGGCGAAGTCATTCGACTTCACACACAGGAAGCACATACAGACCTATGACCAAGCAACCTCAGCACAAGGTTCTGGTGGCCCTACCAACGGACCACCACATCCGCATCAAAGAACGTGCAGAAGCCAACGAGCGTTCTGTCAACGGCCAGATCCGTTGGGAGCTGCGACGCTACGAGGCGGAACGTTCTCTCGGCACCTGACGGCAGCGTCGATGTCACACAGTCTGCGTACTGTGTGGCATGGGCGAAGTCTTCCGACTTCACACACACATGACCACAGGAGGTCACATAATGGGAGCAATCCCCGAAACCATGATGAGCAACAGCGGCACCACGCCGTGGCATGGCATCGGAACGGTCATCGACCGTTTCTGCACAGGCCGTGAAGCTCTGCACCTAGGCGGCATTGCCTGGGGCGTCCACAAGTCATCCCTGTACCTGGGAGGCAGCTACACGCCGTTGGAAACTCACGTCGCCTTGAAGACGACGGACGGAGCTGTGCTGGATGTCGTCTCACCCAAGTACGAGATCCTGCAGAACACGGAGCTGGCCGACATCGCCGACGAGCTGGACCTGAGCGTCCAGACCTGCGGCCAGATGTGGGGCGGCAAGTTCGTCTGGATGCTCGTCGACTTGGGCGAGTCGCCTCGCTTCGACGGCACCGACGAGGCCATCCACCGTTGGCTGCTCATCTCCACATGGCACGGCAGCGGCTCGTTCCGCATCGAGGGTGTCAACATGCGAGTCGTCTGTGAGAACACGCTCAAGATCGCTGTCTCTGGCGGCGAGCTGTTCCACAGCATCCAGCACCGTTCATCTGCACAGGAACGTCTGGCCGAGGCGAAGGCTGCACTCGTCGAGACGTACACAGCGTTTGACGAGTTCGATGCCTGGGCTGCAGGGCTGATGGACAAGGCGTACAGCCGTGTCACCTTCGGCGAGGAGCTGCTGCCTGCGTTGTTCCCGAAGCCTGCGGATGACGCCACAGACCGTGTCAAGGCCAACTGGATGGAGCGACGTGCAGACATGCGCCGCATCTTCGATGGGCCGACCATCGGAGGCGAGCAGACTGCATGGCACTTCCTGCAGACGGTGAACGAGTACGAGCTACACGTACAAGGCAACGACAAGGGCCGTCAGGCTCGCATCGCTGGCAACTGGGCCAAAGACAACTTCCCGCTGACCAACAAGGCCGCACGGATCCTCGTCCGAGCCTGATAGGCAGCCTCTGTGGGGCAGGAGCGTCATGCTCCTGCCCCGCACCAACCGTTCACACAGACAGAAAGAAACCGATATGACCGATACAACCAACAAGCCAATATGCCCAGGATGCGGGGGCTACATACCCAACAACGACACGCCAGGGCTGTACCCAGGAGCGTTGTCCCGCAAGGACAACAAGACCATGGTCTGCTCCGCATGCGGCACAGCCGAAGCGATGGACGACTTCGCAGCGTCGCTGGAGCGATCCCGATGAGGCTCGTGTTGAACGTCCACCTGCGTGACGGCCTGCCCGAGGGCAAGGCCGCGTATCTGGAAGCGATGGAAGGCATCGCCGAAACGATTCTGGAAGGCTTCCAAGCAAACGACAGGAACGAGTGGTGGGTTACCAGCGTGGCCGTACAGCCCGCTCCCAAGCCGCTCATGCACAGTCGAGACTTGTAGGCGACAAGCAGCCCGCCGCCCCCACAGGGTGGCGGGCTGCCTGATGTCCGCAATCACAGGAGAACACATACACACATCAGACAGCAGCGTGAGCTGCACCCCGTCTGAGCAGACCACCGATGGAAATTCCATCACGCCTACGGTGGCTGCGAATCGGGGCACAGGCAAGGCATACACACACACAAGGCCGAGGAGGCCACAATGAGCACATCAGTAATGATCTACCCTGCAGACGCAGAAGAATACGAGACGGGCATCGGCGTCGAGATTTATCTCGGCAACGGTGGCCATGCCCCAGACGTAGAGATGCACACAGACGATCTCCCGTCAGCCATCGCAGCCGTACGCAAATGGCACGCAGACCGACGGCTCGGCTGCCCCGACATGTTCGTCGTTGTAGACGCCAAGATGTCGTTCTGGGTGAGCGGTGGGCCAGCACACAGGCCCAACACTCGCCCAGCACGCCTCGGGATGGACGGGTAGCATGGGCTACATGGACAACGTCGAGATCGCCGACATCCTCGCAGGAGGCCCGCGCAGGGATCTGGACGATGTCATCATCACAACTCCTACGCCTGTGCGAACGGGCGTCTACAGGGTGCCTGAGGAGCTGCCGCTACTCGACTACTTGGAGCAGCAGGTTCGTGTCCATGACTTCGTGGAGATCATGGACGAGTTCTACGACTGGGTCGAAGAGGATCGCTACCCTGTGTGGCTGGAGATCTTGGACGCATACAACGTCCACAACGAGTCACCCGAGCAGGCCCGAGGCCCGCACGGGGTCAGGGCTGTGAGACGCATGTACAACAAGTACGGCGAAGCTGTGTGGCGCGCGAACCCTCACCTGACCAAGGCCGACGTGTACAGGCACATGGTCGAGATGGGTTTCGACGGCACACAATGGGCGTTCTACCAGTTCCTGAATCGCAACGGCGGAGATGCCGCTACCAACACAGAACGCACCCGTCTAGCTAGGGGGAAAGGCCGTAGGCCATGAGGAAGACGTACACGTTCCGTCAGTCGTGGGCCAAAGACTTTCTGCTGTGCCCCGAGCGCAGCAGACGTTCCGCGTTCGATCCCGAGTGGGATTCGCCAGACACAGACGCCACAGTGCTGGGCACAGCCCTGCACGAGTACATGGAGTCGCGCCTGCACGGGCTGAGCCACAGCGAAGCCGAAGAGGACGCTGTGGCGTGGCTCGACGCGCGCATGGAAGCCAAAGACTTCGAACGGATCCAGATCAAAGGAGACGACACCCTGCGAGGGAAGCTCGTGGGGATGGCGTCGCGCATGAACACCAGCGTCGTTCCATCGGTCCCTCCAGTGGACCCTGCAGAGATCGAACGCGTCTTCAACGTTCCCCTCACAGCCGACGGCACCATACGCCTCAAGGGCGCATGGGACGCGCGCGACATCAACGGCCGCATCTGGGACTGGAAGACCGCAGCACAGATCGACCGTTACCAAGGGTGGGAGATCGACCGCTGGTACGTGCAGCCGACCTTCTACTGTGTCGCAGCCGCCATCGTTGACCTTGTAGACGAGTACGGCGAGGACACAGCCATGGAGCTGATGTGGAAAGAAGCGCCTACGAGCGCGATGGCCGAGGTCGACTTCACATTCGCAGTCGTGTCCAAGTCCACACAGCCCATCGCTCAACTGTTCCACACGACGCGCAACATCGGGCACGCCTCATGGCTCGCAGAGCAACTACGCTCGTTCGTGACCCTGTACGAGGGCGTAGGCGTCGACTACGCATGGCCGAAGAACGACCAGCACGCTCTGTGCAGCGCCAAATGGTGTCCAGCGTGGGGCGACTGCAAAGGCAGACACTTCACACAATGATGGCCGTACAGTGGCCGTACATGACTTTAAAGTCATATTCAAGACTGATTGTACGTCACTGCAGCAGTGGCTGTACCTTGTAGACCTGAGCAACGGCAAGCAGAGTTCGTTGCCAGTACCGCCCATAGGAGGGCACACATGAGTAAGAATGACTACACACCCAAAGACCAGTTGATTGTCGCACAGGTCTGCGTCAAGGGAGCGATCGACATGATCGTGGCCGACAAGACGGACCAGCCGCTCGCTGCGGCTGCAGCGTACATCGAGAAGGTTGTGTGGGATCTGGCAGGCAGCGGAGGAGCAACTACTACGCTCCAGTCTGTCCCAGCCCCACAGGCTGCCCCCATGGCACCCGACGCCTTCGCAGACGCTGCCCGTGAAGCCTTCGGAGGAGCGCAGGTCATCTCGATGCCCACGTCCGACGTGGCACCCATGCCGCCGCACTCGGGAGACTCCCGAGACAAAGCAGAGAAGGCAGCTAACAAGGCGTGGGGCAAAGCCCGCTACGCCATCGCCCCAGACGAGTTCTGGGACAACCGCCCAAAGAAGGCCGCTGGCGAGTACAAGCCCACCAGCCCCGACTTGAAGCACAAGGATTCAGCCCTAGCCCTCTGGCTAGACTAAGTCCATCAAATGGGCAGGGGTGCAGCTTCACAGCCGCCCCTGCCCGACCCAACCAACACACCCGCCTACTGGGAGGTAGAACGTGGCAATGCCGCATATCCTTGACGACGCCCAAATCGAAGCAGCGATAGCTGCGCAACAGACCACCTCCCATGGCACGGGGTCGGACACAGACGATGCTCATTCGCCCGTGTCCGACCCTGAGTGGAGGTTCGTGCGCCACCTCGGGTCCGCAGTCGACCCGCTCGTTGACGCCCTACAGAACATAGACGGACGCCTCATGTGGGGCATCCGCGACATCGACATCATGATGCGAGGCGTAGGCGACGGCGACCTGTGCTTCGTCACAGGCCGAGCACACAGCGGCAAAACGCAGCTCGTCATGCAAGCCATCTGCAACAACGCCCACGGCCGTTTCATCCTGTTCACCCCTGACGAGATGGCCGAGCTTGTACTGATGAAGCTTGCAGCCATCATGCGAGGACTGAACCCCGAACATGTAGAGCAAGCCATCAAGGCAGGCGACAACGACATGATCGACACCCTGAGAGCAGTCGCTGTAGACGACTTCCCGAACCTTGTGGTCATAGACGAGGGTCTTGACTTCAACGACATGGGCAAAGCCGTCATGGAATGCGAACAGTATTGGGGTGCGCCTACACAGGGAGTCTTCATCGACTATCTGGAGCTGATCCCAGGCGACGGCGACCACGACGGAGTGACATGGAAGGTGCAGGAGCTGAAGCGCTTCGCCAAGTCAGCGAAACGCCCCATCGTCTGCTTGCATCAAGGCAAACGCTCCGACCGAGGCACAGCACGAGGCATGGATTCGATGCGTTACGGAGGCGAGAACGAGGCCACCTACGTGGTCGAAGTGTTCCGCAAATGCCAAGACGAGTCGTTAGACGCCTACGAACGTGAAGCGGAGAAGAACACGATCACCGTAGGTGTCGTGAAGAACAAGCGTCCCCCGTCGAAGACGGGCTACGTGGACCTGCACATAGCGTCGCAGACAGGGGCGATCCGCCCGCTGCAGGAGGGCGACGGGTACGTCCCGCCGCCCGACGACGGCGCAGGCCCAACAGCCTCCCGAGCGTCGCACAACGCTGCCGCTCTCGCAGCTCTGAAAGACGAGATCAAAACGGTACAGCCAACCGCTGACCCCATCGTCAACCGACCGATGTTCTAGGGAAGACATGAGAGAAGCATTTATCGCCCTCTTCGGGGGCAACCCTGCCGTGATCGGCACCGAGAAAGGCGGCTGCGACCGCAGCCCACACAAGACGCTAGAGGCCCAAATTAGGTGGTGGGTTGGACAACTAGAGCAGCACCTAGACGGCGGGCCACAAGCAGGCGTCTACCCCATGGTCAAAGCCCCCACAGGGTTCGTTGTCTGCTGGGGCTGCATCGACGTAGACGAGGGCGAAGAAGCGTCGCTGATCCACGCCCAGAACATCACGACCGTTCTCGACAAGTTCGGGATCACAGGATGGATCGAACGATCCCGCTCAAAGGGCTACCACGTATGGGTGTTCGCTGACGGCTGGCTGCCCGCCGAACTGATGCGCCACGCACTGCTGGCAGCAGCACAGATCGCTCAGGCACCGACCCGCGAGATCAACCCGAAGCAAGCATCTCTCGCCGACGGTGCCGTCGGCAACTACGTGCGGCTGCCGTACCCAGGAAACAACCCAGGCGAGGCAGAGCATCGACGCATGATTGTCGACTGCACGATGGAAGACTTCGCTAGCCAAGCTGCCGCCTCGACCGTCAAGGGGTCGCAACTGGAGCCTCTAGCCGCCCTGTACAAAGCACCCGCTCTGGTCACAGCCAAGAACTTCGGCGCAGGATCCGTCACACGCAACAAGTCTGCACGTAACCGTCTCTCGGGTCTAGCGTTCCACATGTACACGCAAGGCGTAGGCCGCAACGACGACCGATCCGAATGGCTGTGGAGCTTCTCTCGGGAACTAGCCAAATGCGACTTGAGCTTCACAGAAGCACAAGGGTTCCTGTACGAGGCCCACGACCAACACGCACCCAAATGGGTGACCCGAGCAGACCAGGGACGCCCACAGCTAGACAGGATGCTCTCCAAAGCATCTGGCCACGCCGCATAACCACCTAAGGAAACCATGGGAATCAGCCAGCTACCACCAGAAGAACGACCACAGAACTTGGAGCTAAAGGACCGCAAAGACATACGAGGCGACGAGCTACCCGAAGACTGGGTCGCACGCATCCTCGGCCCACGCCGCTACAGATATTACGCGAAAGGCACATGATGCAATTCGAAATCACAGACACAGCCATACTCACCTTCGGGATACTTTGGGCATCGATGTTCCTCACCCTGATGTGGTACCTGATCCGCAAAGACCTGAACGATGACCTGAACGACGCCGACTCGCCCAAGTCGAAACGCTGGTGGAGCGATGAGTGACGACTGGAGAAACTCAGCGAACTGCCAAGGCAAAGACACTCTCGCTTTCTTCAGCGTAGAACCAAGCAGAAAACGAGAAGCCCTAGCGACGTGCGCCCCCTGCCCTGTAGCAGCCGACTGCCTGCAGGCCCGCATGGAAGAGATGGAAGAAACCCCACTAGATGACTGCGGGATCTACGGTGGGACTACCCCCGCTCAACGACACAGGCTCAGGGGCAAGGACACCAGACGCAAACCCAGACGAAAGGCTACCTATGTCACGTAAACCGATGCGGACTTACATACAGATAAAGCCTAGAGTTAAGCAAAGGCCACGGCTGGGTCGTCGAGGGCGTGTCTTCACGCCCGAAGCGACACTCGTGCATGAAGCAGCGATAGCTGCAGCATGGAAGACAAAGTTTGGTCGACGGAAACCTCTGGAAGGGCCAGTGAAAGTCACGGTCGACTTCGACAAGCATGGCATGTGGATCGAAGTTGCTCCTACAGAGCTGCCCACTGTACTGCGAGGCGACATCGACAACTACATGAAGGCCGTGTTGGACGCTTTGAACGGGATCGCCTACATGGACGATGGCCAGATATCTGTACTAGAATCCACATCCACAGGGCACCTGTGGATAAGTGAAAGCAAGAGTGAAGAAAATGACTGATCCCAAGACGCTGGTGGAGCTTTACGAAGAAGGCGAACTGATGGGCGAATACGGCACAGTCGGTATCGACTGGGGCGAAGATGCCGATGAACTGATCGAACAATCCTGCGACTTGGAAAACCCCGAGTCGTGCGAGTCATGCCAATAGGAGGCGACATGGGACCAAAGCCAGCGAAGAAAGCAGCAAAGAAACGCCAGTTGGCTGTGCCGATCCCCAAGGTTGAAGAGCCTGTGATCGAACTAGAGCCGTGGCAAAACGACTACAAGATTGACATCGTCAAAGTCTTGTACGACAAGCAGATCCAGTTGCGTAAAAAAACTGCAGATGGGTACGTCCCGTTTGCCGTTGACAGCGGCTGGGTGTACTTGAAGAAAGACGTGTAACGATGGCTGGCGGGCCGTTCAGAGACATGGCGTGGAGCCAACGCTACGCCCAGATGGGCGACGTGGCAGAAGAGCGTTGCGCCGCATGGCTCGACAGCCAGAACCGTGGCTGGATCCCGTACGGCCTGAACCGTCCCCCACTCAAACTATCGATGCTGTCCGAGTTCATCCGACACACCCCCGACTTCCTGACATCGCAGGCTCTAGTCGAAGCGAAAGGGTTCGGACGCGACAAGCTCGCCAAAATCAAGTACGCCAATCTGGATGCTTTGATCGAATGGCAGAAACACCACCCCGTAGAAGTGTTCTTCTACGACTCCCACGAAGACCGTTCAATAGTTGTCGAGCTAGGTGCCCTCGTACGGGCTGTAGAAACCTCCCCGCGGGTAGGGAAAGGCGTGTTTGACGACGCTATCCCGAAGCCCTACTGGGCGTTCCCGTCCGATCTCCTAACAGAGATCGGCGAGGTCCATCATGTCGAACCGTCGCCGTAGGGAAGAAATGTCCGATGGAGAACGGGAAGAACTGTTTAACAAGTGGGACCGAATACTGCTTCGTGACGGGTTGCCTGTTGAACCGAGGCGTCCGTTGATGAGAGACAAGCAGAAAGATTCTGGTGGGGTTCGAAAGTGGAGAGGGCCGCGCGAGATCAGTTCGAACCTGATCGACGTTCTCGGCTACGACCAAAGATTGATGGACGCCACTGAGAAGCTCATGCAAGAGCCGCACAAGCCAATGGGCGGATATACCACCGAAGAGCTACAGGAGCTACGAGAGACGCTCCTAGACGCCATAGAGGATACTTTGACGCTACGGGAAGCCGAAGCTATGATCTCCATCGTTCTCGGAGGAGAAACATACGCATCCGTCTCACAACGGATGGCGCTCCCCAAGTCAACATGTTACCTGACGGTAACCAGAGCTACCGAAAAAATGGAAGCCGCTCTTGAAAACCGTCCACAAGTAATCAGATACCTACAGCGACACAGCCGAGAGGAAACAGAGTAATGACTGCAGCCATGGGATACTTCGAAGGGTTAGAAACCACCGCAATAGCGGTGCAATACGACGGGTCCGTTTACACGGCCTACCTGATGCAAGCCTGGATCGAAGGCGACATCGCCCCCGAACCAGAAGAACAGCTACAAGACAACACCACACAGCTATGCATCTACGGAACGATCATCGAAATTAGCCCCACAGACTGGCTAGTCAACACCATCGAAGGCGACTGGTACGTCTTCGGAGATGAATCCTGGGCAGAAATGCAAGAATGGGTCGGTGAAGATGAAGCAGCGTAACGCTGCACGCGACAACGCCCACAAAGCCCCACTGGGAGAACTAGGCTGGTTCGACTGGTCACCGCTCGCATGGCACTGCCATATCGGACGCAAGAAATACCCCGACGTAGACGGCAAACCAAACTGGATACTCGGAGGCAAACCAGACTCCGAGTACATAGACGCCGCCCTACGGCACCTAATGAAGATGGCTCAAGGCGAAACCCGAGACTCAGAGACAGGCACGCTGCACGCTGCCGCCGTCCAGTGGAACATGGGTGCGCTAGTCACCCTCAACTACTGCCTAGACGGGACTGACACGTCGACGAGTCACAAGCCCTAGCCAAGCAGCAGCACACGCGCCCACACCAGCAAGCTGATCGGCCGACAACTCGACACCGAACAGCACAGCCAACGCCAACGACGCCTGTAGGGCTGCTACAACCGCAACAGGCTCAGCCGCCAACAGGTTACGAACATGAAACATCATGCCCCATAGTGGACGGCATCTAGTTTTCGAAGAACGACGGGTTGTTGCGACGGAACTTCTCAAACTCGACATCCCTCGGGAGAGTCTCCCGAATACCCGCACCAGAAGTCCAGTTCACAATGTTCTGAAGCCAACGCTCCCCCGACTTCGGGTCGCCCTCCGTGCGGAACAAACGCCTAGTGGTAGCCATCACAGGCATAAACGATTCAAACCACCGCATGTGTTCCTTCGTGGCAGTCATCACCCCGTCCTCGTCATGCTCGATCATCCCCGCCGCATACAACGCAGGAATAGCAGGAGCCAAAATGACCTTCCAAGCACTAGGCAACGGCTCCTGACGGCCCCGATACTCGGCATCGAAGAACAAGTCACGTTTGCCCAACATCTCCAAAGGCACCTTGATCAACGGCGAAGTCTGAGCAGCAACCCGCCGCAAGTTAAACGACTCGTCGACATCGGTGAACGGCAGATCGGGAACGAGGAATATCGAGTTCCCGTTGCGTGTCCACGGCAACTGGATATTGAACCGCTCCGCAATCCACTTCGGCGTGTTCGCCTCACCCTCCGTGTCTTGCTCAATCTCAGCTTTCAAAGACCCAGCACGATTGTAGATCTTCGGGTTCGTAGCCATCATCTCCAACTGCAACGGCAGATTGTTGCGCGTCCACGTATAGAACGGGAACACCCGACGCATCACACCACGCTCAAACGCAGACAAATTGTCGTAATCGAAATGATATTTGAACACGTCAGCCACGGCTTGCTCAATCGTCGCCCCAGTGGTCAACCTGTCCAACGCCAACGCCCCACGCAAATAGTTCTCAACGTGCATCGTCGGCTTCCGCAACCCACCAGCCACAAGGTTGTTCGGGTTGAACGGATTCAAAGCGCCACCCTGACGGGCACCCTTCACAATTCGACCCAGCTCCGTTGTCTGACCGCCAGTCAAGACACCCATCCGAACCATCAACTCCATGTCATTAAGCAGCTTCGTGCCCTTAGGAGTCTCCTTCAGTTTCAAACCACGTTTACTACTACGCAACGCCATGACCTGCTCATCGACCGTGCCGCCCGCATCCATCACCCGACGAACAGGCGTGTACATGCTATGGAACCGCTTATATGAGGAAACAGACACGCCAGCCAACGCATTGTTGAACGTGCCACCCATGAAGTTCCGAGAATGGAAACCAGGCGACGCAATAGCCCACGCCTTAAACAAGTCGTTGACTTTGTCAACAGAACGCAACAAGAACGACGGGCCGTTACGTGGCCCCATCGTCTGCCCCAACTCCGAGAACCCCCGAGCAATATCCTCAGGCAACTGGTGAGTCGAACCAAAGTTCACCCAACCATCCATCGCCTTACTCAACATCGTCAACCGAGTCGGCATCGACAACGACGAAAACTCGTCAGCCAAAATGTCCCGATACCCCTGACGGAAAATCAGATCCGCCTCAGCCTGCTTCGCCTGCGCCTGTAGCCGCAACGACTCCGCAGCTAGCAGCTTCTCGTTAGCCTCAGCAGTCACCACACCCTGATGCAAGACACCAAACTGCTTCTGCACGTTGTCGTAGTGCTCACGTTCCAGCCTGTCAGCAGTCCTGTAAGCGTCATCGGCTTCGCCCCGAAGCCGAAGCTCTTCCTGCTCCAACTTGATAGAAGCCTCATCGTGGGCATCTTCCAAATTTCGAATCTTGCGTCGACGATCACGAACAATCTTGCGGTTCTTGTCAGCCTGCCGCTTCGCCTGATCAGCAGCGCCATGCATGTCGCGACCAACATCGCCCAAAGCCTCAGCCTCATCAAACTTTTCCTGCATCAACTCCATACGCTTCGTACGCATCAACGCACGAGCATCATCAACGGTCTTCACAAACCCCGACGAAGTCGTTGCATAAACCTTCCCAGCGCCCAACTCGTTAGCGGCGTCTACAGCACGCCGCAGCTTCTGAGTAGCCTCCATCGTTTCTGAAAGGAACTTCTCCTGACCATCGATCATGCTCTTCAAAGACGAAACCAGATCGAGGTCGATCTCTTCGACCACTTCTTGCAGATCGATCAAATCATCGATGTCGTTGACACCAAGGTCGTTCAAAGACCGCCTGTACTGCTTACGCATCTGGCCGAGTAGCTGACCAGCACGCCCACGCATAGCGTTCATCCTCGGCAATATGGACGTGACTTCTCCGCCCCGTAGGCCACCAGTGACCTTAGTCCTTCGCCCCACAGGGTTTGCCAACTCGCCCCACAAGTCAGATTGCTCAGTCAACAAATGCCTATAACGGCTTACGGTCCGACCCCAGCCATCTGTATTCAACGACGACATCTCGGCATAAGGGGCCAGATCTTGGAGATCTTGATCGAGCTTGTCGACAGCTCTATGGAGTTCAGGATCTCCCGCCCCCGACGTTGTCTTTGTGGGTGCCGTGAATGATTCAGAAGCATCTTCAAGGTCTTCCAACACGACCCTGGGTTGCGGCTGCTCAATCGCCTGTCTGAGAGCGACACCTTCCTGCATCCCGTCGGTGAAATCACCCCCAAGCTTCGCACGGTTGAACCCCGACTCGCTGGTCCCAGGCAGCCGCGGCGGAATCTCCAACTGGGCATGATCGAAAGTGATAACTCCCCACGAACCCTTATCCTGACGGATCGGGTACAGGATCGAATCGTGACCGCGGCCCTTCAACTCCTGCTTAAAGTCGCGGGCAACCGACTGCAAGATCTCATCAACATCACTTATGGATCTCCCGCTCGCAGCCCAGTGAGAGTTATTTGTCAGCGGATAAATGAAGTCATCAAAGAAACCGCCAGCATTCGCCAAGACGGCATCCGACACCGACATGTTCGGAGGAGGCCACTCACGGGCATCATCAGCCTTCGGGATCCCCTGATAGGTGCCGAGCTTCGCATCAACAGGAGGAACGATCTGCTTCGTTGGATCAAACTTGACCCGATTAGACAACCCACCCTCCAAAGCCGCAATTAACTCGATGTACTCATCCTCATGTTTGCCCGAGTGTTGACCACCTGCCTGAGCGGCTTTGAACTTGGAAATAGCCTGATCGCCCTGCTGCTCCATGCCACGCAACGTGTCAACAAAGCGACGCCGAAGAGCAGGAGAATCCCAGGGTTCGCCATCGACAGAGTTACTCAACGCCGTCCGCATGAAGTTGTTCGTAAACTGGGAATCCATCAATTCATCAACGATTCTCGTCGTCGAATCCAACGAACTCTGATCAGCGAACTTGATCGCAGCTTCCGTATACGACAAAGGCCGAGAAATCACCTTGCGGTTAACGTCGCGGCCCTGCATCAAAAGCCAGATCTCTTTAGCGTGCGGGATCCCAGCGGCTTCCAAATCTTCCAAACCGTAATGGCCGTTCTTAAACCCCGAATCCAACATGTCGGAATGAATCAAAGCCAAACCAGCACCGCGTGTTCGATGCGACCAATCTGCTGGATCAGGCAGCTTGTTCGCCGTACTTATGTCGGCAATGGTGCCGCCATAAACGGCAGGGTTATCAGCCCGAACTAGGAACCCCAACAAACTGTCGGATCCCTGAGCGGCCTCACCAAACTCGCCTGCATACAAAGACGCATACTCGACGTTCTGAGCCGAATGAACACCCAAGAACGAATCCAGCTCAAGAGTAACACGGTCACCCGCAGCAACCTGAGTACCCAAATCCATCGAATCAAACTTCGAATTCACCCCGTGATACCAGACGACCTGATCGCCGCCATACGTCAAATAGCCCTTGGCCGAAACACCAAGCTGCCTGATCCCCAACTCGATCTCAGCCAACAACTCAGGCGCAAGTTCGTCATCCAACAACTCGACAAGTTCGTTAAGTTCATCCGTCAGCTCGTTACGGAGCTTTTCAGCCTCACGGAAATGCACCCGCTCAGGGGTCCACTCCAACGTGTCCCTAACGGTGCCAGATATTCGGCTATGTGCGACTACAGTCGCATCGATATTCGTCTTCAAACCCTTGATCTTGTTGTGGAGATCCAACGCAGGCGAACCAAACGATGACACGTTCCCGCTAGGCATACCCAACTGCTTCAGCAAAGGAGACAGCTCAGCATTCAACGCTGCAACTACTTCCCGATCAAATGAGCTATCGGAACGATAAATGGCCTCTGTCAACTGCATCGCCCGTTTAGCGACAGCCGACATCGCCGTGCCGCCCTCGACAACAGCATTAGCTTTCTTAATCAGCTCCATCGGAGCCTCAGGGTCACCCAACGACAAAATGTAATCAGCGCGAGCCTGTGATATCACATCGTCTATCTGACGGATCTCCGTATCCAACTCGCTAAGACGTTCAAGAACCTGAGCCGCACCCTCAAAGTTGTCGTCATAAGCCCTAGCGAGATCCGTGCCCTCAGCCCACAACGCCCGACGAGTCTCAGCTAAATCATTCAGCCCCTGCTGAATGCGGTGATACGACATGTCAGCGTCATTCGCTGCCTTCAAACTAGCCGTAGCAGCACCCTCAAGCTCTTCAACAGCGCCAGCATGCCCCGCATTCAACCTGTCCAACGCTGCACGAGAATCATCAGCAACAGCGTTCAGATCGTCACCAGCATCCCGCCACACCTGGCCATTAGTAGGAGGATCCAGATCGACACCCCAACGCTGCGAACGGGCACGCCTAGCCTGCGCCACATCCAACGCCGCCTGCACCTGTTCAGCAGTGGAATCAGCAGCTTGAGCGACAGCATGATTGTGCGTCGCCTCAGCATCAGCTACATGCCGTTCCCACTTATAAACCTGAACCTGCTTCTTTCGGAACGTCGCCAACGCCAAATGGGCTTTGTCATCAGCAACCTCCCGAGTGATCGCTATACCATTAGCGATCAGATAGTTCTCAGCAAACTTGCCCTGAACCCGTCGAGAAAGCATCGAAATGTGTTGAGGCATAGCCTCAAACCAGTCGTCCGAGAACCACTTAACGATGTCGCCGCCCCACTCCTGTTCCGCAGACTCCATAATTTCAAGAGCCTGCTCACGAGGAGTTTTCTTGAACGGGTGTGCAGAAGCATCGACCAAAGGGACGCCCATAAAGTCATTGCCAGCAACAATTTTGGCTTTCATTTCGAAGCTTTGTAGCTTCGTGTTGTCCGCAGCCAAACCGCGACGAGCCTGCCGCGCCCATTCACTAATTCCCTCAGCAACCTCCTTGGATGGCACTGCAGGCTGCCAATTCTCGCGGTACTTAATCCAATCCTCAACAACAACATTGCCATTAGCGTCAGGCATCTTGTTGACAGTGACAGCATTGTTCGCCTCATCGCGAACCATGTCACCAAAGTCTTTCAACTCTCGCCACAAGCCAGCGTCCATCCCTGCAGGGAGAACGTCAGAACCCATAGCGTTATAAGCGTCCTTGCCGTTGATGTTTGCGTCTACAAGACGCCGAGCAATCGACTGTGCAACATTCTCTAACTGGTTGTTGAGCTGCTTCCCGATGCCCTTGCCCAAGTTGTTCGCATCGATGCTTAGGAACGCAGCTTTCCAATCGGTGATCGACGAAGTCGGATCCCGAACGATCTTCTTCCAAGTTTGCATGTCGCCGCCGAACAGGCCACCAAACTTCGAACGACGAATCTTCTGGAACCCCGCGTTCGCCCACGTACGAGGAAGCACCTTGAGCAGCGGGTTGTCCTGCCCCAAGACCTGCACATATTTGGCTTTGGTCGGGCTGCTACTGAGCCGACTCAAAGTCTTCCCGAAAGGGATCCTGAACTGAAGTCCGCCCTTGATGATGTCGTCAGCACCCAACAAACCAGCACTCTGGCCTGCTTTAGTCAAACGGGCAAGATCATCGGCTTTAGCTGCACGGATCCCGTGGCCAAAGATCTGCCGAGCAATGTCGTCAGTCGCTCCGCCGCCTGTCTTCAAACCCAACCTGACGACACCCATAGTGCCCTGGCGAGCTAACGGCAAAGTGCCCAACGTCAACCAAGTAAACGGATCCAACACGACATCGCCAACAAACCCAGCGATATTGTCCAGCGGCTTGTAGCCGAACATTTCGATCTCACCCAAGCCAGGTGCCCACTCGTCGAGAACGTCACCAAACGTGATTTTCTCATCGAAGGCTTGACGTTTCCAATCGCCCAGCGAAAACGATTCTTCATCGTCAAACAAGTCGCCGACCTCTTTGAGGAGCGAAATGTTGCTCCGCATCCCCATCGACGCGATATCTAACATCCTTGTGCCAACGTCTAACAGGCTGCCACCAAGCGAGAAATCTTTCGACTCGCCCGCCTTCAAGAACCCTTCACGCAACGTCGCCAACAACTCATCAGAAAGAACACTGACCCCAGGCTCCCGCCCAGACAACGAAGGGCGCAGGCCCGTCGACGGCAAAGAACCGCCACCCATACCAACATTGTCAGTAATGGTGTCCGTAGGCTTCCACGCCGCAGGATTATCAGGATCAAAGCTCGCAAACGCTGGATTACGGCTGGCAATGCGCGTAACAGCAGTCGCCGACATGTTGTGCTTTGCCGCTATATCAGCAATGGCCTGATCAAAAGCTTCACTCATCGGATCAGCGCTGCAGCGGCATCTTCTTGGAACTTATGCTCAGGGTCCGTTCCGATCGCAGCAAGCTCCTCAGGCGTCTGTGTGTCGAACAACAGTTGACTAGTAGGCGACAAGTCTGACCCGCCGCCAACGTTGAAGTAATCCTCCATCACAGCGGCATACTGGCCGCTCGACAACAACGCAGCAATCTCAGCCTCGCCGTAACCCAACTCCTGCAACATGGACCTTTCCAAATCCATCCCAGCAAACCGACCACCAGCAGTACCACCCCAAGAACGAGTCGGCGGATTCAACGCCAACTCCAAAGCAGCCTGACGGGCATTCTCGCTCACCTCAAACTCCGTGCCAGAACGATCAGCCTGCCGCTGCGCCAACAGCGCAGCCATACTCGCCGACATAGCCGTCTTGCCGCCCTGAGCGATCTGCTCAGCAGACCCCCTAGAACGACCCAACTGGCCCTCAGTGATCTGCGCCAAACGGGCAGACAAATCAGACTGAATCTGAGCCTCAGACGCAGCCAAACCAACCTCAGACTGGCCCTCCTCCTCAATGGCACGACGCGCCCCATCAGAAATCACATCAGAAGTCGAACCCAAACGACGCAACGCACCCTCCGTAGCAGCACCAATATCGCCGCCAGTACGCATAGCAGCACTAGCCATCATCGCATTAGTGCGATTTGAAGTCGACTCCAAATCGGCAGACATCTTCGTCAACGAATCAAGAGCATCCAGACGGGCAGAATCCATCTCCTGCTTGCCCTGTTCCTTCTGCCTTTCCATCTCCTCAGTCATCAACTTGAACTGTGAAGCGATGTGTTCCATCGACCGAGCAAGAGTGTCCTCGATAGCGGCCTGCTGCATCGCCAATTTAGCTGTGTCTACACCCGTGCCACCCTTGGTGCCCTGCTTGTAATACTGGTCGAAGTGCGCCATGTTCGCTGCACGCTCGTACTCGGCTTCTGCCGCCCTAATATCGGCGCCGAGTCCGCCTGGTACGCGTTGCGATGCATAAGGGTGCGCCGAGGATGGATCTGCAGCGGCAAAAGCGGCCTTAGCTCTGGCTGCGATTACACCCGCCTCTGGAGATCCGTAAGACGAAACAGGAGTTTCGCCAGTCATTGCATAGTTGATCAAAGTCTGACCGTTTTGCTCTGGAGAACCAGGCCCGACCGTAATATCCGTCAACGTGATCCCAGCGGCCCGAAGTCCCGCTAGATCATCTGGCCCCATCTGGTTATATTCTTCAATGGTTGGTATCGGCACGCCGTTCTTCGACGTTGGCGCAGACGCATCTGCGATTCGCTCCTGCCATTCAGCAAGTGTTTCGTTTTCTTTGTCCCACTCATATGGTCCAAGCGCCATCAGCTCGTAGCCCCCTGCAACATGCCCGCAATCGCAGTACGACGCTGAGCCTCATTCAAATCAACATCAGCCAACTGAATCAAACGATTCATCTCAGCCGAAGAAAGCTGCTGAGACAAATCCATGCCCCGCTTCTGAAACCCGCGAGCCAAACCAGACTCAGCCTGCAAACGAGCAGTCTCAAAATCGCCCAACGCCTTGCCATAAATGCCGCTCTTCAGCAACCCACGACCCGTGAACTGCCCAGGGATCTGCTGCCGACGCGCAGTCAACTGCTTACCCAAACGTCGAGTCGCATCGAGGCGCTCGACGTTCAACGACTGCCGTTGAGCAGAGTTACGGACCAAAGCATTCTGATAGCCGTAATCGGCGATGTCGCGCTGGCGATCAAACGCAGGCTTCTCGGCAGCAAAGAAATCAGACACAGACATAACTAGCCTCCTATATGGAGGTGGACGGCGTTCTACCGCCTAAATAGCGGTATCTTCGGCTTCTACATCCTCGGTGTCGGGATCAACAGCCAACTGTTGCTGCATCTTGATGTTCTGTACGAGCAGCACACACAACTCAAACTCTGTTGGGTAACGTTCCTTGAATGCTTGGACTACTTCGTCTGCGGTTACTTCAATCATGACAAATCCTTAAAAGTTAGTTTCCTGATTACTCTAGCGTATCAACTTCGGCTCGATTAGGAATCGGATCAGAGATGTCATAATGCCGCCTCTACCGCAGCCAATCGGGTTTTCAAATCTTTAACAATCGCAATCAACGGAGCCACAAGAAACTCGTAATGAATCCCACGAGG